TTTATTTCTACGTTGTCTACTCACACTGACGTAGACCAGTAGCAGGATCGTAGTAGCAAGCACCGCCCTCTTCTACGTAGTCCTGTGTTTCTTCTACTACAGGTTCCTCTGCTACTTCCTCAGAGGTAGAAGCGTTGAGTATACCATAGCGTTTACCTGCTGCACGGAAGGTAGTGCAACCAGAAGAACCACCATCGTAAGCATCCATGTAGACCTGCTTAAACTCTTCCCATGTTACATCTTCACCAACGTTACATGTCTTAGAACATGCTGAGTCAACAAAGCGTGAGGCAACGTTCAGTACCTTGACGTGATCAAAAACTGACAGTTCATCTGCAGTCTTACCCTTCACACCAAAGACACGATAGCCGTAGTCTTCTACTCGTTCAACCTTTGGTCCATCGAAGGTTTGGATAGTTCTGTCGTAGTAATGTGAGAAGACAGGCTCGATTCCAGAGGATACGTTGTCGGCTGACAGACTGATAGTTCCTGTTGGAGCAACAGAAAGCAGATGACTGTTACGAATACCATAATCGCTAATGAGATTGCGGATATCATCAGGAAGAGACTTAGCAAAGTCACTCTCCAGATAAGCCTGAGTAAAGAGAGGGAAAGCACCTTTCTCCATAGCCAACTCAACAGATGTACGATAGGCAACATTCCTAATCACCCCCATGATTTCTTCAAGGGTCTGCAGGAATCTGTCACTGCCATACTCAAACCCTAGTGCTTCAATAGCATTTGCTACACCAGTAACACCAAGGCCCATACGTCTTTTACTCTTGGCTTCTAACTCCTGTTCTTTCAGTGGATATGTTGCTCTATCTACGACATTATCCATAGCTCTTACGACATGTGGAATGTCATTACGTAATTGGTTCATGTTGAAGACGTACTTACCTTCATGCTCAACAACATACTTAGTTAAATTAAATGAACCAAGTAGACATGCACCGTTAGGAGGCAGTGGTTGCTCACCGCATGGGTTTGTTGCAGCAATCTTTTCTGCGTACCACAGGTTGTTCTTCTTATTGATACGATCAATGAAGAGGATACCAGGCTCTGCCCAGTCCCATGTAGAACGTAGGATCTGATCCCATAGTGCAGTAGCACTTACTGTTTTGTAGACACGTCCATCAAACTTTAGATCAAAGTCTAAGTCTTCTTTCACAGCTTTCATAAACTCATCAGTAACACCTACAGAGATGTTGAACTGTGTCAGTGTGTCACTGTTATTCTTTGCTGTGATGAACTCTTCAATGTCAGGATGATCAACACGTAGGACACCCATCTGTGCTCCACGTCTGTGACCTGCTGACGCAATGGTACGACAAACAGCATCAAAGATACCCATGAAAGATAGGGGACCAGAGGACTTACTGTCCAGTGACTTAATCAAGGTGCCACGAGGACGCAGTGTACTAAAGTCATAACCAATCCCACCGCCTAGACGCATGGTCTCTGCTGCACGTCTTGCTGCTTCCATAATCCCATCCATACTATCCTCAATAGTCATAGACACGAAGCAGTTGTAAGGTGTCACACGTCTTGGTGCACCCATAGCTGACTGTACACGTCCTGCAGGTAGGAAGCGTTGGTTGTATAGGATGTTACGAAAGTTATTGAAGTGTGATTCATTATCTTTCAGTGCTTCAGCAACACGAGTCATTGCCTCACGAAATGTTTCACCCTTGCTACGATACTTCATAGCATGAATCTCTTCTGAGATTGATAGTGTTGGGCCGTACTCTGGTTCTGTGTTTGGAATGCTCATCTGTTGTCTCCTGATCCTTTTAGTTTTCCACGTCTTTGTCTGTCGTCTAGCTTGGCAATGTTTAGCTCTAGTACTTCCTGCAATCCCTTACCATAGATGTTGGCTAGTGCAGTAGCATAGAACACTACATCCCCTAGCTCTTTCATGATCTCTTCATTTTGAAAACGAGAACTATCACGAATAAGTTTCTTGATCTTTTCTGCTACCTCTCCTGCTTCTCCCACAAGACCAAGTGTATTTTCTACTAGCCTTGCTTGACCTTCAGTCATAATCTTTTTCTCTACCCATTTAGAATAAAGATCTGTCCAGTCTACTTCGTCACTATCAAAGTTATCAAAGTAACCAAACTTATCTAGGTCATCACCACTTATCATTTTTCTTTCACCTCTATTTCAACAAGTTCTAAATCGTCTAAGTCATAGATAGTGTCCTGAATAATATCTTCAAGACTTTTCTCCAAACTATCTGAAGCAATAAAGTTTGCATCAGGATCTAAATCTACAAGTATCGTTACCTCGAACAACACAGGAACCTCCAAGTTATATAAATAAATATAATATCGTCAACAATTATTCGTTCAACCAATCGTCAGGAATTGATTTATCTGCGTACTTAAATCCGTACTTCTTGCACCAGTCGCCATAAGATGACTTGGCACCTTTATAAAGTTTTGCTCTACTGTTTTGAAATACAAAACGAATATCCAGATCAGGAAACTGTTTCTGAATTTCACGATGCTTGCGTCTATCTGTTGAGACAAATCGTCCCTTGGTTTCTATTATGATACCATTAGATAAAACGAAGTCAGGTGTATACGTTCTTACTTTTAAGTCAACCCACTTAATCTTTTCTTTTTCGTAGGTGAACTTAATACCTTTAGATTGTAGTTCTTTTGCTACATCGTCTTCAAAGCCAGAGCGATACCCTGCCTTGAGTGCTGCTGCATTAAACTTTTTTCTGTTCATTGTAAGTAAAATCCTCTGGTACATTTGGTGCTTTTACTACGTCAACCAAGAGGACATCACCTGTCTTATAGACAAACCTTCTGGCTTCAGGCCAGCACTTCTTATTAAATTCACAGAAACCACATGAAGGATGTAGCTTTGTGTTGGGACTAGTCTTTGACTGAGGTACAGGATCAAAACCACGATCAGGTATATCACCTGCTACCATATCTTTTACCTGTTCGATCTCTTTCTCTTTCTGCTCTAACTCAGGAGTGAAGTCGTAGACATCAAGACAAAGTGAACCATTTACTTTATCAACAACAAGGAAAGCCCCATGTGTTTTGTTAGTTACCAGTGGATCGTCCTTGGCTGCGTACACATAAGAACTAAGCTGACTGATGTAACCGAAAGGATCTTCATCCCTCAGGTTACCTTCAGCAAACTTCTTGAATGAGTAAGGAGATGCTGACTTAACATCCACTGTCATGCCATCAATGACTGCATCTCTGTGTCCTGCCAGGTCATTGATACGCATACGATCCTGCTGCCCTGTTACTGTATGACCAGAAGCCTCGACAATAGCGAGGACCAACTCTTCTATCATGTCACCATAAAAGAACTTCAGCAAATCCGATGGAGCAAGAGGCTTTGCTGTCGCAGTCTCGTTAATCTTATACCATAATTTTCTTTTACATGGGCTACCAATAGAAGAGAACGACAGATACCCTCTTGGTTTCTGTGGTGCTCTGAATCTAGAAGTAGCTGCTTTGCCAATACGATCACCCATCTTCAGGCTAATCAAATGATCCCAACCATTGAGACCAAGTATTGTGTCTTCCATATCTTTGATGAGTGTGTCTATGCTTGGCATATCTTTATCCTTTTTGATTGTACCCCCACCCAGTTAAGGGTGAGGGCTTTCTTCTAGGGAAAGGAAACAAGGAAAACCTAGAAGGGGATAGAGTCCTGGGGTTCCTGGGAGGAGGTGGAAGACGATGAACCACCAGAACTAGAGTGGTCTGTGAACATTGAACGTGGTTGGGAGGGGCCACCTTCTGATTCGTAGACCACATGCTCAAGGATCTGAACACCTAGTAAGCGTGTACCTGTACGTCCAGTACGTGTAGGATAAACTTCTACCTTCACGATACCTTCACTGCCATTACCAATAAGACCTTTCTCTTGTAGGTTCCAAGCCTTACCAGTTACGTCAGCAACGATAGGTGCGCCACCCATCCAGTCCTGTGCGCCTGTATGAGGACGTGACACTGTGACTTTGTAGCCATCAGTTACTTCCTCAATCTTCTTCATGCATCCTGCTTTCTTCAAAGCATCTGCAGTTTCTTTATCTGTGGTGACAGTAACCTTGTACTCACCATCAGTTTCTTTATTCCATTCGGCACGATCACGATTGGACTCAAATACTTTTGCCCAGTCCAACTTGCCTTTGATGTCGATTTGTGTAGCTGGCATATTGCCCTCCTTTGATTTGATAACTGTTATGTAATTGTAGTTGAATAGGATGTCAATGGGTCTCTGCCCAATTTTTTCCTACGTCATATGATCCTGGTGTAGGGATCTTGAATCCTAGTTCTTTGCCTGTCTCAAGCATACAGTCTGCTTGTATCTGACCAAGGCGTTTAGCTTCTTCTTCTGTACCTATAACCTCCACTTGATATTCGTCATGAATAAAACCTACCATCTTGAAGTTGATCCCTTCCTTACGTGCTACATCATGCCAACGTAGGAGGGTGTGCTTCATGAGGCAAGCCTCACCATTCTGTAGTATACCTGCCAGTGCCTTGTGTGTACTAGGCACCTGTACCTTACGTCCATCGTAGCCTTTGAACCAACCATTCTCACCAACGTCTTTGATGTATCTGTTCTTCAGTTCGTAGAGACCACCAATGCTTTGCTCAAAACGAATACGTGCATCCTGTGCTTCCTTCTTGTTGACCTTCAGTATCTGTGCAGTCTTAGCTACACCTGCACCTAGTAGCCACGCATAGATAAAAGTCTTTGCCATGTCTCGTGTACCATGTGGGACAGCAAGAGCATTCTTGTTCACGTTGTGGATGTCTGTCTCATCCTCTTTCTTACCAAGCATAATAGCTTGTGCATACTGATCCTCTCCAAACATACGCCAGAGATAGTCAGCAAGCACACGTAACTGAATGCCATCAGCATCAGTACCAACCAACCAAGAGCCTGAGGGTACAGTCCAACAAGCTCGTAGGTGTACATCGTATTGCTTCTTTACTTCTTCTACTGCTGTCTTTGCTTCACCATGAAAAGGGGAAGAGATGTTAGCAGTGTTAGGGTCTTTGTGTGCGCAGCGTCCAGTCCATGCACCAATGCTCTGTATCCTACCATGAATACGAGAATCATCTCTGCACTGCCCTATCCACTCCACCAGTGAGGAACGTCTACCTTCTAGTGTCAGCCACTGGGCTAGAGCCTTTGCCCCCTCAGGGGCTGTCTCAGGCAGTGTGCTAAGGTTATCCTCTGATACAGTGAAACCATATCTGTCTAGTTGTTCTTTCTTCTGATCGTAGAACTCCTGATCCATAGCCTCTACTGACTTACCATAAGGGTCACCAACTTTCTTACGTGCAAAGCTGATTGCTGTCTTAGTTCTGTCCACTGGGTTCCAACCTGCAGACCAGAGCGCATCAATACGATCCTTAGAAGAACCAGGGTTGAACTCAATCCAGTCATGACACACTAGGTCTTCACCCTCTCGTGTTGTCATGGCGTATCTTTCCTTGGCCTTAGTAACTGTCGCCATCTCTTCACCGTCTTTTTTGAGGCGATACTTAATCCTATTCACCTCAGTCAACTTGGGTGGGAAGTCTACTTGGAATTGTTCTTCAAGGTGTTTCATCTTCTGTTGGACTGAGTTGAGTAGAAACTCTGCCTTGTTCTTATCAAAGAAGAAACCATAGTACTGTGTGCGTACCAGTTCTATCTGTACGTTATGCTCAGTCCTTAGAGAAAGTGACCAATCATTATCCCAAATAACAGAAGAGAAATGTTCGTAAAGAGCATGAGTAACCTCGATGTCTCCATACCAGTATTCAACCATTTCATCACTGAACTTATCAAATTCATGGAAGTCTCCTTTATGTTTACCTAGTCGTATGCCCCAAGCCTGTAGGCTGTGAGGAAACTTAGCACCTTTAGGTGTGTCAATATCATAGTCCACCAATCGACTGATGATTAGTGTATCTATAACTTTCTGTGGGTCTATGAGTCGAGGCTTCAGTAGTTTGTTCAACATGGGTGCATCAAACTGTATGAAGTTGTGACCAACAATTAGGTCTGCTGATTCATACCATTCAATGGCTGCTGCTTTAGCTACTGGATCTTCGTGACAGTTCTCAAACTTGTGTACTTCACCAGTAGAAAGATCCTTCCCACCACAAAGCCACAGCTTGGTGCTGTCCTCTAGCCCATTAGTTTCTATGTCACTGATGACGATCTTCATCCCTGAAACACTGCCTCCTCCAGTATTGTAGTCTCAGGATCGTAGTAGACTGACCCTGCGTTGCCTAACTTAGCAAAGGGTCTGTTCTTGTCAACGATGAAGTGTGTAGTGTTACGTACTACCTCGTCATCTGATTCAGTATCACGCTGCAGTTTGATACAGATGATGGCCTCTTCCTCAAGGGAAGCTGCGTACTTGGTACGTCCATCCTCATTAACCTGGGAGATAAAGACAACACCAATGTTCAACTCCTTGGCAAGCTGTGCCATGCGTGATCCTAGTGTAGTCAGTGTGCTTGTGGCTGCATCCACCCCAGAGTTTGACAGGTAGGCTAGACGTTGGACGTGATCAATGAAGATGTACTCTGCACCATAAACTGTGGATGCTAGGCGTACATACTCTAGCAACTGCATAGGGTCATCATGTGATTGCATCTCAAAGATGATTGTGCTCTCACCACCTGCCATCTTCTGGGCTGCAGCTATGACCTGCTCCTCAGAGAAACCTGTAGCAATAGCATCCTCTTTGGTGCGTACATTCCAACCTAGTTCGTATGTTGCCATAGCACGATACGTGGTGGACTTCATCTCTTCCATGTGGAGTAAGGCCACTCGTGTCTGCTGTTTCAGTAGAGCTACCTCGAAGTATCTGACTAGCTCAGTCTTACCTTGCCCACGTAGTGCCTTGATGAATGTCAGGCCACCCTTCACTAGGCCACGTAGCTTATCGTCTAGGCCAGTGTGTCCTGTGGGTACATACTCGTAGGGGTTCTCAGTTGTGATTGCTTTCTCAACTTCAAGATCACCTACAAAGAAATTGTCTGGGCTAAAACGTTGAGGCTTGAGTGCTGCCCACTTCAGGTCATCGCCATCACCTTCCATCAGGAACTCGTTGGCATCCTTCCACTTCGACATAGGTACGTAGTAGAACTTGTCAGGCATCATGCTGTAGAGTTTCTGTGCTGCACCTTTACCTGCTGCGTCCAGTTCACCTGCATAAACTACCATCTCAAAGGCGTTCAAGTATTCAAAGTTGTCTTTGATAAACTTCTCTGACAGGCTTGCACTGGGCAGTGACTTCACAGGGTAGGACTTACCTAGAACCTGATAGAGACTGGCTGCATCGAACTCACCCTCTGTGATGTAGATACGTTTACTTGATCCTGCGTTGAAGTCAGGGCCAAACAAATCAGTGGGTGACCCACGTTCTTTAGTCCAGAACTTCTTCTCTGCAAAGCCACGATACTTTACGTTGTTGGGATACTTGAAAGCGTAACGCACTGGTGTGTTGTTCTCACCATACTGCAGTTGGATGTTGTATAGTTTTGCTACGTCTTCATCCAGTCCACGAATGTCGTTGAACCTACCAGAAATAATCTTGGTGTTGCGTAGGTCTACCTTTGGTGGAGGGGGAGGATAAGTTCCCTCTGCC